TTTTATGGGACCAGACGAGGCATACCCTATGACCAATAGAAATCAACTTATAATTCTAGATAGGCATTTAAATATATAAAAATATAAAGACTTTGTATATTATGAAATCATTCAAACAACTATTAAACGAAGCGGCGATTACAGGCAAAAAGCCTGATGAAATGGCATTACCATATTCTAATCAATTAGCTCAGCATGTTAATGTTAAGGAAGTTCCTCCCGGGTCTAATAGATCACCAGAAATAGACAGATATTTAAAAACTTCGGCTGGATTAGATAACGAGAAAGAATACCGAAAGACAAAATACACTAAGCAAGGAAAGCCATATAATCGAGGATATGCATGGTGTATGGCTTTTGTTTACACAATGTTTGATGATTTTTGTAAAAAACTAGGACTTCCAAATCCATTACCAAAAACGGCTGGTGTTTTAGATCACTGGAGAAAAGCAGATCCTGCACTTAAGATATCAGTTGCTAGTGCTCGTTCTAATCCAAGTCTAGTTAAACCCGGGCAGATATTTTTTCTTGTAACAGATAAAGCTAAAGGATTAGGTCACACTGGAATAGTAACGGCAGTTAACGCAAAAGCAGGTACATACGATACAATAGAAGGAAATACCAATGATAAATTATCCAGAGAAGGAGACCGAGTAGGTAGAAATACCAGAAAATTAAGTTCTAGTGCTCTTTTAGGTTTTGTTGATTATTTTAAAGGGAACCGTAATAGAAAATTTGAAGAAACCGTTGCTGAAGTAGTTGCAAATGCTCCTACTGATTTTTCACCAACAGAAGCAGAAGGAGGTTTAAGTATAGAACAGATTAAAGATGTTCAAAGATTTTTATTATCAAAAGGATACGATCTTGGTACATATGGACCTGATGGCGATGGAATAGATGGAGATTATGGTACAAAAACTAAAGTAGCATTAAAGGATTGGAAATCTAAGAATGGAATGGCTCCAGATGATGTTTTAGATAAAGAAGTATTCAATGAAATAGTTGAAATTAAGTTAAAGAAGGCAGATGGGCCGGTTGAAACCGAGCCAAATAAGACAGAAAAACTAGTTGAAAAACCTAAAGGAGGACCTAGGGTTTTACCAGATACTATACCTTCTAAATTAATCAATATAGATGATTTTAATATTTCAAAAGATCCAAATCTTGAAATAAAGAGAGCAATTGTTGAGAAAACTAACACTGTTAAGAGTTTTAATGAAATACTGAATGAAAAAATAAGTTTTAAAAATTTAAAAGATAAATTAAGAGATCTTAAAAAATCCTCAGATACTTCTCTAGCTAATAAATATAGGGGTATTTCAAGCGAAAGCCCCATTGAGAATCCAAGTGTAGAACCTAATGTAAAACAAAAGAACATACTTACAGTTAAACCTGAGATTTTAATTATACACAATAAAGAAACTGGTAAATTTTACGTAAAAGCTGATAATGAAGAGGCGGTTGAAATGTTAGGATCAAATGAACCAGTTGAACTTAGAGATAGAGATATTTCTCAAATATCAGATAGATTTTCAGCTAGAAAAACACAGAGTGTTGCCGATATAGAAAAAATTACAACAAGCAACGTTCCTACTTTTTCAGGACAACCGGTGGTTCCTTCTTCAGACTCACAAAAGAGTTCAAAGGGCGCCGCCATCGCAAAAAAATTAATGGCCGACCTAGGCCTAAGTAAAGAACAGGCAGCTGGAGTTGTTGGAAATTTATGGGCAGAGAGTGGTCTAGTTCCAGATAGAATTCAAGGAAGTGGAATGAAAAGAGGCGTTTTACCACAAGCCGGAAATGGAGGATATGGATGGGCACAATATACCCATCCTAGTTATAAGACTGATTTAATTAATTTTGCAAAAGACAGAGGAGTTGATTTAAACACTCAACCTCTAACTGATGAATTAAATTATGAATATTTAAAACATTGGATTGTAAAAAATCAAAGCCGATTTAATGCTTTAAAATCTACTACAGATCTTAGAGGTGCAACAGATTATTTCCTAAAGAAATATGAAAGACCGGCTGATCAATCTGACGTTGCATTAAACAAGAGAGCTGGATTCGCAGAAAAAGTATATAATTCAATAGCTTAGTGTATTATGAGATTCTTAAGTATTGAGACCATTTAAATTAAAGTTTTAACCATTTGTTCAATTTTCTTTATTTCGTCTAAAGAATTAGCCTCATATTTGTCATCTCGTATCACCTTAAACACTGGGTGCAAAGTTGAATAGTTTCCTTCATTATCATGAGAAAGTCCACTACACTTCATTGAAATAACATATCCTAATAGCTTCTCTTGATTTTCTGTAATATATTTCATGTCCGCTTCATTAATTCCAGTTGGACGAGTTTTTACTAATCCACAACTAGATTCAACATTAAGAGATGAAATTAGGTATTCATTCTTGGTTCCCTTGGTTCCATAATTAAATCCTACAATTTTCATATCTAGATCCATTTCGAGTTTCATCTTTACTTGCCATTTAGGCTTGCCATCTTTCCAAGTACCAATTGAGGATTTTAAAATAGTTCCTTCTTCTCCTCTCGCTAAGGCTTCTTGAAAATGTGCCATTGCTTCAGCGTAAGTTTTAACCTTTTTAGATTCAATTAATCTTATAGAGTCATTTTTAATAGATGATAAATATTTAGTCAACGCCATTAACCTACTAGCATAATCAATTTTTGACTTTCCATCTAAATACTCTTCAACTTGAACCATATCCCATACTGTAAATTTAATTTGTTCTAAAGCTTCTTCATATGAAATACCATGACGATCTAATATGTGCTGCTTGTCCTTTTCTGCATCTACTCCGTCCCTTAATTTTTTACTAATGCTAATTACAGAGTTGATAATACCATTACTTTCATTACGATCAATTCCATCTATTGTTAATTCACCATTTAAGACACAATCTTTTGGAAATTGATATAGGGCGTGAACCATGTTACTCATTGGGATATAAGTTTCTTCACCTGATCTTGATTCTAGATAAACCTCTCCATCTTCAATAATAGCATTGCAATATCTACCATCCATTTTGATTTGACTATATGCAACGCCTGATGCTAAAATGTCTTTTGCTAATTGTTCTTTAAATGAACTTGCTCCCATATAAGGAGTCTTTTCAATAAGCTTAGGTATTACTTTATTAATATTAGTCCCACCCATGCCAATCTTAAGATCTTTTTCTATGATTCTTTCAATTACATATGCGTCATCGGAGCCAAGAGAAGATAGGATCGATTTTAAATAATCTAATGCTGCGTTTCCAGTTACTTCTCTATTAGACAAGTCTTCTAATTTTTCGAGAGCCCATTGAAGTGGCATATGCTCTCTATTACATGGATATTCAGGAAGCTGTTTTATATAGAATTTAACACGTTTGCTTAACGCTAGATATAAAACAGTCTTTAAAAGTGAATTATCTTTATACTTCTTAAGAATATCCATTTTTGCGTTTGTTCCTGGCTCTAATGAAATTTTGTCTAGAATTTGTTTAATCATTATTTTTACTTTTTCTATACATATAATACTAAAAATATTTTTTTATAGAAATAAAACTTTTTCATAAATGTTTAGTATAAATAACTAAAATGAAAAACTTATTTAACATATTGACGCTTAGTTTGTGTACGTTATCGAGACGTAGTAAAACGGGTCATGTGTTCATAAGAAGTTAAAAGTTAAGCAATATAACTATTATACATGACCCGATCCTATAAAGATCGGGTTTTTTTATGTTCTTTGAAATGAAAACAATATGGAAGGTTAAGCAGAGTAGGTCTAACTGCAACTGTCTTGAAAACAGTAGGCCCTAGAGGTGTACAGGTTCGAGTCCTGTACCTTCCGCACTTATTTGCTCTATAATCATCAATGGTGATGAGCCTCTCTTGTAAAGAGGAAATGGCGGGTTCGATTCCTGCATAGAGCTCAAAAGGTCAACTGTCCGAATGGTTAGGTGACTGGTTGCAACCCAGTTTATGGGGGTTCGAATCCCTCGTTGACCTCTTTTATAGTAAAAAGTATAAATTTAAAAAATAATTAGTATATTATAGTTATGGAAAAAGATTGTACATATGTCTATGAAAAACTAAAGGAGATTGGTGTACATCACATTATACCTAGAAATTTTAATATCGAAACTGATTATTACAATAAGGGTATAATAAAGGCAAGCGATCTAAAAGATGGACACTATTATTTAGGAAAAGGCAGGAATTGCATTTATTGTAAATGGGATGCTAAAAATAAACTAATGTGGCATCAAAGATTTAAATTTGGACGCTATATGATTGATAACATTAACTATATAGATAATGATAATGGATTTGATCTATTTATGGCAATTGAAGAAGTAGATGAAGCAACTGTTCCAAAAGAACTAAGAGTTGATGAATTCAAAAGATAGTTTAAAAATGGTCCGTTAGCTCAGCTGGATAGAGCAACTGCCTTCTAAGCAGTAGGTCCCAGGTTCGAATCCTGGACGGATCACTAAAAGTTCTTTGACATTAAAGTATTGGCGATAAAATTGTTCATCGCCTCTATTTAAATAATGAGATATAAATAAATGCTCGGGTGGCGGAATAGGTAGACGCGTTGGACTTAAAATCCAATTTCCATTGCGGGAGTGCCGGTTCGATCCCGGCTCCGAGTACAAAAACGCTCTTTGAAATATAAAATAAAAGGTATAGACCGATATTGGTAGACAATGGCGGTTCAATTCCGTCCGTAATAAGGTTGCCACCATGTAATTGGTGCTTATTATGTAGGTCATACCTAAAATATTAATTCATCTGAGAACAGTAGACAGTAACTAGGTTCCTACCGTAAGTTATAACTCAGCCAAGGGGTGTTGTCTGTTGTTCTGTGCTTTGACAGAAAGAATCCCGTTTTGGCGGTGTAAATATTAAACTAATTAGCATCCAGAGTGGCTTCTGGCAGGTGATAATTTATTGAGAGAGTAGTGAAGCTGTGGAACGATGTGGTAAAAGGTAAGGGTTAGCCTCCATATAAACCGTAGCAGTAACCCCGAAAGACCCGAAGCTCTCTCATCTTATTGAAACCGTTCTGATTCATTACAGACAGATAAGAGATACCGTGTAGGTGAGCTTTAATGCGCTTATCAACACTATCCAAGAAGTGTTTAAGTCTGAATGAATGTACTGCATCAGTTTGATAAATTATATAACTGGTGAAAGAAACAAAGGCAGTAGATACTCTGCTCAGTATTCCACAATTGGAGTGGACAGAACGGTTTCTTTTTATTGGTCAGGTGGCGGAATTGGTAGACGCGGAAAGTGCAGTTGCAACGTTAAATAAAGAGCACGTGCAAGTTCGAATCTTGCCCTGACTACAGTAGCCCAAATGGCGGAATTGGTAGACGCGCTAGATTTAGGATCTAGTGTCCATTGGACTTGTGGGTTCGACTCCCACTTTGGGTACAAATGCTTCTACAAACGTTATGAGTCGCTCTCATTGCGTGGCCTGGAGGCTAGTAAGAGTTTATAGTCCGATCACTCCATATACCGGTTAGGAGCAAAGGGATTGGGCTATTTAACAGACGACTAGGTGGTTAGGTTCGATTCCTATTAGAAGCACATTTATTACAAATGGACCTTTAGCTCAGTTGGTTAGAGCACCGCACTCATAATGCGTAGGTCGCAGGTTCGAGCCCTGCAAGGTCCACTATATATTGGAGAGGTGGGTGAGTGGCTTAAACCAGCAGTTTGCTAAACTGTCGTACTTAGAAATGAGTACCGGGGGGTTCGAATCCCCCTCTCTCCGCTTTAACTAGCCTCGTAGCGTAACTGAATAACGCATCTGATTACGGCTCAGAAGATTGCAGGTTTGAATCCTGCCGAGTTTACTAGACATCTAATCCTCCTCGGTCTATCTTAGAAAATTTTTCCAAGTCTCCAAAGGCTCTAAAGGATTTTATCTTATCTTTTTTCTTATCTTTCATTACATCCCATACATTTGGTTTCATTTTCATATGATTAATTACTATGTAATGAACTACTTCGGGGTCTGCTCCAAGCTCACGTATCCACTCTGAATATTTTTCAACTAATTTAGCGCTGACTTTTTCATGACCATGAGCAGTAGGTTGTCCAGTTTTAGGACTAATTTCATAGGTTTCTAATTTACCAAGATCATGAAAGAAAGCGGCCACAGCTAGATCTAGGTTATTTGGATGATGTTCAACCGCTCTTTTAAATACTGTTATTACATGCTTAAGTGTATTTCCCTCGGGATGCCACTTTGGGTTTTGAGCAACATTTTTCAGTGACATTGTTATTTCAACTAGCTCACCTGGTGCTCTCAATAGAATTTCCTTAAAATTCATTTGTTGGTTCTTATTTTCCCAAATTTTAAAATCCAGTATGTAATCTTTAACTACCAATTTTCAAAAAGTTTAATGTACTTTAATTTTCCAGAATAGTTAATATTTTCAAAAGGTCGATCTCCACTATTCTTGATTCCCATTAATTCATTATACTTTTCATTAGATATTTGATGATCTGAATAAAACTCAGCTAGCTCATTTTCTTTTTCCTCTTTGGCCTTAGCATAGACGTATTCGGGGAACCCCGGGAGACCTAATCTCTTGGCGTTATAGTTCAAGTGTCTTTGCAAATCATTAGCCAACTCGTCCTCTCTAAGTTCAGTATCGGGATTATCCTTCAGTAGTTGGTCTACATATGGAACAACATAATCTGCGCCTAATCTTTTTCTTTCATTTTTCGCAAATTCATTCATTCTATCGTTTATTTCTCTGGTAGTGACTATATCTGACATTGCTTGTTTTTCATATTCAGATAGCGCCTTTCCAGACTCACCAAGAAACTTTACAAATTGCTTAGCAATAAAGGATCTTAGTCCTCTTACTTTTAATCCTTTATACACAAATAAGTCGGCTACTTTATCTAGATAATTTTTTGATTTTCCGCCTGCTTTAGATAGAAACACATAATAGTCTGCAACATCGTCAGATGTTTTAAGAACTGATTTCATAGGTCCATCTGGAAATTTCTTAGATATATTTGAAAATGTAGAAATTTCATCTATTAGTATTTTTTCTGGTTTAGCTCCCTTTCCGGCAGTTATTATTAAATGATCTCCTTCTTTTACTACTTTTCCACCTTTTGTTGCTAAGGCTTTTTCCATTTTAGCGAAATTCTCGGCTGCCTTTTTTGTCATTTGAGTAGCAATAGGTCCATCTACTGTTTTTGCAAAAGTAGTTAAGTTATCAGCAATTATTTTACCATAATCAGCTATTTTTGTAAAAAACTTTTTTAAAGGCTTTCCAATAAAAGGAACCCATCCAACTGCTTTGGCGATAACACTCTCTAGCAAAAAAGAAATTGCCTTTGAGATATTAGCAGCTATTGAAGCAGCAGATTTTTTAATGAAATTTAAGAATCTTTTTGATTTCGCAAAGATTCCTCCTGATTGCTTAGCTAGTACTTCAGCTGATTCCTTAGCTATTTCTTTTCCAGCTCCTTTACCTAATAATTTACTAAAAGGCTTTGAAAAGGATTTTGCAACTCCTTTAAAACCAAGTGCAACTGTTCCTCCAAATGGAATCATTGCTAATAAGGATATTATTCCTAGGATATATTTTCCTCTAAAAAAGTATATCATTGCGTTTATAAAATCTGCAACCATACCAACGGGAATTCCAACAAGGTTAAAAGAATCTCCAACAATTCCAATAAAATCTAATACTAAGTGAAGAATGCCAATTGGTGTTCCTCCCTCAGTTAAAGTATTTAATAAGTTCTTTAGCGTTTCAAGTATTCCTCCACCTGTATTTGGCATGGATCCAGCATTTTGGACTAGCGATTCAACTTCAGCTTCAAATCCCTGAGACGTCAGTTCAGCTGCCTCTTGTTCGTTCAATCTTTTTACTTCAGTTCTCAATATAGAACTAGAATAAAATTCAGATTCAGATAGAGACTTAATATTGTACATAAAATTATCAAAATCTAAAGCTTCTTCTATTTTGTTTGAAAACTTACTTAGCTCCTTTAATAAGCGCTTGCCTTCGGTTGATTCTAAATCTTGAGTGTATTGTAAAGTTAAATCCATTTAAATATAGCTATTTGTTTATATTATATATACGAAAAAAAAGGAGATGATTTAATCATCTCCTCCTTTACATAAGTTATTTATTAGACTAATTAAAATGGTAAATCATCTCCATCACCAGATGTATCATTTACTTTTATATTTTCCTCTTCGAGATTGATATGAGTTGCTTTAATATCGTTGAAGTATTCGGTTTCTCCGGTATTTGGATTTTCCCACTGTCTGCCTTCTAGTGAATAGAAAACAGTAATTGAATCACCTTCTTCATAATCATCGATAAGAGAACATTCACCTTGAACTAATGAAAATTTAACATAATTGTCTCTATACCCACTTCCTGGAACATAGACTACAAATTGTCTCTTTTTAAATTTATTAGTTATCTGTTTTTCTTCATATTTTTTGTGAAGTACACCTTTTAATTCTCCCATGTTTATTACTTTTTATATTAATTAAATAAATTAAGTTGTTCTCCATTTGAAATAGGTTCGTTACATTCTATGCGACCAACTTTTCCATTAGTATTTACTATATCCATTAAATTCTTAACTATTTCTTTAACAGTTATTGATGAATCTGAATGTTCTTTCCAGTATTCAAAAGATATTTCTCTCATTTCATTTCTAAATACAGGATCACTTGAAAGTTTTTCCATTGCTCTAGCAACAAGATCAAAATTACTATTATCTAATCCAATAGTTCCCGTTTTTAAGAAACCATCTCCAGATATGGAATTTCCAGTTTTTCTATGAATAACATTATCGCAAAAATGCCTATGAAAAATTGGAATAGTGCCTGATGCAATACATTCTGCGTGGCAGTTTTCAATGTTATTGCCATACATTTCAGGCTTTAAGTGATATAAATCTGATCCATATGCACTAAGGCTCATTCTTTCCATTGCACTTTGATTTTCATACGGTGGATAAAGATATGCCCCTGATCCTGGGATTTCTGTTCCATGTAAATCTTCGCTAAATTTAACTTCTCCTAATTCTTTACGAGGTCTGAAGTAATTATTAATTTGATGATCTTCATATAGGGGATTGTCATCTTTATCATATAGGATTCCTTTCCAGCCAATAGATGCCTCTAGTCCTTCTAGAACGGTAATGTATTCTCTTTGCATTAATTCAGATGCATGAAAATCCATCATTAAATTAGGTCCTTTCCAACCTGAAAGTCTTCCAATCCAACGAACAGTTTTAGCATTTTGCAACTCAATAGGTTTCCAATAAGTTTCACGATGTCCATCATAATCAAAACCAAGAGCCATTTTTCTAAATGGAGTTTTTACCCCTTCTCTTTTTGCCCAACGAGTAAAATCAGATGTTAGGGAATGAGTCATTAATACATCTACAGAACTACATATTTCATCAAACTTTGCGTTTCTACTCAAAGACTGCATCTTATGATCTAATTGAACAATTCCTTTTGGTATATCAATGCCCTTGACTAATTTTACAAAGTTGTCTTGACAATCAACTGGGTGAGTTTTAGAAGGAACTGAATAAATCAGGCACATTTCAAAATTTTGATTTATTTCATCAATAACTCTTTGAGTTTCTTTCATGTCTCCGCATTTAAACTCATCTTTATCAAAATTCATGGTATCTCTACGAGCCCATTTTTTATCGATTGTTGCAAAGATTTTAGTGTTAGGAGTTGCCTTTTCAAATTCAATAGAGCATCTGGTTACTCCACATCCTTCTACGCCTCGGCCTAGTATAATAGCAATTTTCATATTATTTTTATTTTTGATTTTCGTAATTTTCAAGACCCTGAAGATACGCTATTGCATCTAATAAATTGTCTTGTTTGTGATTATAACTTTCTCTAGATAACTTAAGGGCTACCATTGCTAAAAACATATGTCTCCCTTCTACTTTAATTCCAGTAGAGGCACTGAAAATTGAAGCAGCTCTATCCATTCCTTCAGAAAAAGGACCATACATTCTTTCTTTTTCTTCATCCCTTTCATTGACTATTTTATGTGCCTGTTCACAAAGAGATGCCGATTTATTTTTAGTATTGCTCATATTTTGATTGTTTAGAATAGACTCAGGATACATTGATTTAATGTAGTTATTCCATTGTTCTTTTTTTCTCCCATTAATAAAGAACCACCCGAATTTTAAATTAAACCATTTTACAAAGTCTTTCATATGTAAACATTTTACATATATACTATACTAAA